TAAATGACATATTAATCCCTGTTTATTTCTAATATTGCACAAGTGCCTTCAAATGTATTAGCACTTGCTGCTTGTAGTTGTAATTTATCATTCTCTTCTAACACAATTGAGCCATCAGAGATAGCCTTAGAATCTCCTGAGTTTACAGTATGTTCAGCAAATTGAAAAGCAGTTGTTACTGAATTATCATATAAAAAAGCTTTTATTTCTGTGTTTCCACCACTAACATTAGCTGTGTGTATGTTTTGTATTATAGCTCTAGAGTTAGAAGGTACAGTATAAACATCTGTAACATCCGTTGTAGTTAAATTAAATTGTGCATTTTTATAAATATTTGCCATTAACCATTACTCCCTGATGATTTAAACCATGTAAATCTTTCTGTCTCTTGTTTTAATTCATTTAAAAAAGTAGAATTTAATTGATCTTTCATAATAGTTAAAGCTCTGTTAATTTGTTTTTGGTTAGATACATCGTATTCTGTTTTTGGTTCTGGTATTCTAACATTTATTTTAGCCATTATCTACGTCCATCTGGTTGTACGTCTAAACGAAGTGTACCAAATCTCCAGGATTCACCACTATCATTGTTTTCTATTTTAACATTTATAAATCGACCTCTAGCTCTTGTATCTTTTTTAATTGTAGTTGAGTTTACTGTAAACGGACTTAATGTTGTTGTAGTGTCCGATTGTTGAGGATATCTTTTTACTCCTAAACTTACTTTTGCATTACCAACTAAAGTTTTAAAATCAGGTACAAATCTTCTCATCGCTAAAAATACTTCTCCAGCAACTTTAGGACCGCTAGCTCTTCCTTGTGCATTTGTCTGTCTTTGTTCTAAATCTATATCATAAGATTTTACAAAAGATGAAACAGTTGTAGTAGATCCATCTTCATTAACTTGATCTGTTCCTACTTCATGTTCGAAAAATTTAGTTTGACCTAATCCATTTTGACCTACAACAATTGGAAAAGTACCATTTGCTGTGCTATCATATTTTGTACCATATGGTTTTGGATATACAATTGCATCAATCCATGAAGTTCTTGCTTCTGTTCCTGTATACCAAACACCACCTTTCATAGGTTCACCATAATTAAATACAACATACTTGTCATTGTAACTTGAACCTTGTGATGGATAATACCAAACAACTTCTGTAAATAGGTTATTAATACCTGCTGCAACTTGTTGACCTTTTGTAGTATCAAAATTATCAAATACAAAATCTTCAACACTACATGGTAAAGATTTAACTGTACCATCAAACATAAAGAAACCATTTGGTGATAACCAAAAAGCAGCTCCATCTATTTCTACAACTGCATTTTTACCTATCAATCCACAGTTTGTACCAACTTGTTCAAATCCAAATGTAAAAGGTGAACCAATAAATTTCATTGTGTACAAAGCATTATCAGTGAAAACTAGAATTGTTTCTTTTGCTTTAATTGCACCTACAATTTTTGTACCATCTTGCAATCTAAAATCACCGGCACTGTTAATTGCAGTTGCAGTGTAATCATTTATATCTTCTTGATTCGAGAACCGGATAAACATATCGTCTTGTGTTGTCGTATCTCCAATAGTTGTTTCTGTTCCTAAATGACATAAGTGACGTGTTGTTGGTGATACTAAAGTTAATCTTGATGCAGTTGGGTTAGCAGATGTTGAAAAACCAGACGTGCTTGTTGATGCTCTAACGGTTAAAGGTGATGCTGCTCCTGCATTCCATGTAAATGTTTTACCATTTGCAATAGTTGCAATTAATACTTGACCAAAGTTATCTAGACTCCAAAGTCCTGGTTCAAGAGTTACTTCTGATGCTAATACACCCTCACCCCAATCAGAAAAGTTTGTTGCATCTGTAACAGCTGTTCCTGTGTTGTGAGCTGCATTATCTGTTCCATCAACATTTCTAACTATACTTTGTAAATTTGGTGATGATATAGATGCATAAGATATTAATTCACTCTCAACTAAAATTCTACCTACAGAACTAAAGTTTGTAGTTGCAGCCAGTGTAACATTTGTACCTGAACCACCTGTACCAAAAGAGTTTGCACTTAATGATCCATTTAAAGTTGATGTTGCAGCTCCAGATACAGAACCATCCCATTGAGATATACCCCAACCATAACCATAGTTTTGTTCAGAGGGACCAATTTTTTCATAGGGTTTAACTGCTATACTACCACCTGTTGAAACTGTACCACCAGCATTACTGCTTTGTGTTATTGTAAAAGTTGTAGGTGTTGGAACTGTTGTTACTTGAAATAATTTATCTTCAAAATCTGATGCACTAAAACCTGTACCACTTGGTAATGTAACACTATCTAATAAAACTATATCTCCTGGTTCAAGATTATGAGATGTAGAAGTAGTTATTGTACAAACAGGATCATTATTAGTTGTTGCAATTGTAGAAGAAGATAGTGTTGCTTTTAAAGGTGTTATATCAAATAATTGTCCTTCAAAGTATAGAAGTAAGAACTTATCTGTTCCAAGAGCCACGTACCTATTTCCATTTAAATCAACAAATGCATGTTGTTTTCTAGCAACACCAACAATAGTGTCTGAAATTAATGAAGACCAACCCCCTACTTTTTCTGGTAAGCCATATCTAAATCTAACATTACCAGAATCCACCCATCTATTTTCTGCACCTGCAGTTGTATCTTGTTTGTCAATCCCTGGAAGAAAATTGTATTCAATAAGGGCCATGGTCCGTGCTCCTTACGCCGTGTTAGTTTTATATGCCCAACCTCTTGTCGAATCTACATACACTAATGTAAAAGCTTGGCCGTTAGTGGTTAGTGTTAGATTAGATGTGCCTGTATTAATAGGCTGACCGTTTCTATTTAGTATTAAATTGTTAGAGTTAAATGTTCCTCTTGCATCGATAAATGTAATCTCATCTCCTATAGCAGGTGCTGCAGGAAGTGTGATTGTAATTGGGTTAGCTGTTGTATTTGCAAAAATTTGTTCACCAGCAGATGCTGTGTAAGCAGTTACAGTAGAAGAATTTACTGTTATGTAACCTTTAGTTTGCATACCAAGATTAACATTAGTTCCATCTGAATAAACTAATACTGTTGCACCTGATGGTACTGTAACACCAGATCCTGATACTGTTTTAATAGTTAATGTTTTTATTGAACCCGAACTTTCTCTTGTAGTTGCATCTTCAAACACCATCACTCTTTCAGCAGTGTCTGGAATAGTAACTGTTCTGTTACCTGTTAACGTTCCTGTTAATTTAATATATATGTTTTTACCATTTGATGTTGCACCATTATCTAATGCTAATGCTACGTCTGCACCACCTACAGCTAATGATAAATAACCTGTAGCTAATTGTTCTAAGATCTGTAGGTTTGTATTAGTAATTGTACCCCAAAGACCTGCTTTTTCACCGGTAGTAATTAATTCTAATTTTGAGTTTGTTGAATAACTTGATGCCATAATTCTCCTAATAAGGGTCTATATTAACCCATGTTTGTGATGCTCCTGGATCTATAGGTTGCCATGTAATGATACCTGGATCATTGACAGTAAGAGTCATAGGCACGCCTGTAGGACTTACATTCGCAGCTGCAGTGATTGTAACACTTCCTGTAGACAAGGTCAATTGGTTTCCTGTGACACTTGTATTAGCTGCCGCTGATACTGTAACTGTACCAACACCTAAAGTAAATGGTGTAGCTGTAGGTGTTACATTTGCTTTACCACTAATAGTTAATGATCCAAAGCCAAGTGTTAATGGACTACCCGTCGGTGTTACAAAAGCTCCTGCTAATGCAGATGCACTACCTATACTTAATGTTAAAGGACTTCCTGTTACATTGATTGTAACGTTCGGATTAAAAAACGATGTCGATATTGGAGCACCGGATAAGGAAGTTAGTCCGAGCATGGCCTACGCTCCTTTTAATTCTTCAATTTTTGCTTCTATATCTTCTTTTGGTATTGGAGTAGTTCCATTCATCCAATTTATATTATCAATATCTGTTGCTTGATATTCAGCATTTGGATTTAATTCTTTTAAAGCTAAATTTAAATATCTAAGATTTCTTTGATTTTCATTCATTCTATGTATCTCCTAATCGTATAAACGTCATTGATGTAACTGATTGTCCAGTTCCATATAAAGTAATATTTGATGCACCTTGATATTTCATAACAAACGCTTCATTTGTGTCTGTCAAATCATGAATTAAATTAATTGTGCAAGTAAAAGTGTCACCTTCACTATTTTCTCCATGTGCATAACCATAGGCTCTGTTACTTGTACTAGCACCACTATTTGAAGTTGTTGCTATGTAGGGATTTACATATTGATTACCACTTGTTGAATTTCCAGTAAATTGATAAATAATATGGTAATAACCAGTTTTGTCTAAACTAATTATACCACTTGAAACTGAGGCAATTCCATTTCCAGATCCAGTAGAATTATATACAGATAAGTTAGAGGTTAGATAACCAGTTCCAGAAATAGCCGTATCTCCTGTCATATAAACTTGGCTGCCTCCAGCAGCAGATCCATTCACAAATCCAGACGTTAAAGCTGTTCCACCATTTGCTATTGGAAGTGTTCCAGTAACTTGGCTTGTTAAATTTATTCCAGTTATGTTTGTACTATTATTTGGTCCTAATCTAGTTATTGCCATTATGCTCCTATCAACGCTTTAATTTCTGCGTCGTCCAATCCTAAATCTTTTAGCTTCTGTTTACCAGATGCTTTTTTATTTATTGCGTCTTGCTTTTCTTGTTCTATTTCAGCTTCAACAGTTGGTATCTGTGCTTCTATGTCAGCTTTAGAAATTGGTGTTGTTCCATTGTGCCATTCTATTTCACAAGTATTAATATCACTTCCTCTTACAGTTACTTTTGCATTAGGATTTATTTTAAGTATTGCTTTTATTATTATCATTATGCTCCTACCTCTATAACTACTATTTGACCTCTCATACCACTATCAGAATTAAAAGATACAGTATTTCCATCTGAACTTTTTAAATAAACTTTATAATTAAGTTGTGAAGTTGAACTAGGTGAATCTAATTTCATTAATGTTACAGGCGTAATTACTCTACCAGCACTATTATAATTTAAAGCTAAACCATTTTGTAATTCTGTTGTATCTCTATAAAGAGTTACTCTTGGAACAACAGCAGTTCCTTCACTATCTATAATACTAGTAGCCATAACAAGAATTTTACTTGAAGTTGCTGATGGAGTTATATTAACATTTAAAGCTGTAGCTACATAACTAGTTGATGTTGTTGATGTTGCAGAATCAGAATCGTCTGCAATCACTTGTAATATTTTTCCAGTGACTAAAGCAGCACCATCATTCTGTAACGTTCCAACAATATTTGTAGTGTCTCCAGCTTTACCAATCGTAATAGTATTCGCATTCTCGTTGATAATGTTATTACCCGATGTATCTTGTATCTCGTCTACTTTTAATATACTGCTCATAATTTATCCTATTCTACTAATTTGTATGCTCCAATTCTTGAGTAGTCTGTAGCGTTATCTCCACTAGTGCCATCTATTGAAACAGCAGCTTCGAAATAATCTGTGCTACCATTTAAATCTAAAACTAATCCTTGAAATACTCCTATTTTTCTAGTGTTGTTACTACTATCAGGCATCATAAAATCTTGATAATTATTTGATCCATTTTTTCTAATAGTTGTAAGCACTCTTTTTAAATTTTGAGCGCTATTACTTGCAGTTAATTGAATATAACAAAAATATTTACCAGCAGTTTGAGGTGTAAATCTATATGTACTTGTATTGTAAGCACTATCAGTATCATATTCTTCTGTATTAGCTGGTATAACTGTCATTACATTATCTGAATAAGATTGATCTCCAGGTGCTGTTGCTTGAAATGCTGGAGTGTTAGTTCCACCAACACCTGTTACTGTTGCGTTAGACATATCAACTGTCTCCCCAGATTGACCAAGTGTAATCGTCCCTGATCCAGAGCTCGTTGTTATTGTTCCTACTTTTAATGTTCCGTCTGCCATAATTTTCCTATTCTATAATTTTGTATCCACCAAAATGTGCTACACTAAATCCAGTTGTTCCA